CGCGAAGTTGAGTGCATTAAGTGCCAGACCCCCTGCGCGCGGCAAACCGACCCCGCTCACTACGGAGAACCCTGCGCATCCTGCCCGCTGCCGATTCCTCGCTGGGGACCGTTTGGCAACTGCGAGGCCCAGCCAGCGCCACCGCCCGCGCCCATGCGCGGCCTCGGCGACCTCGTGGCCAAGATCGCCGACCCCATTGCTAAGACAATCGGCCTCAATAAGTCGCAATGTGGCTGCCAGAAGCGTCAAGATGCGCTGAATCGACTGGTGTCATTCCAGCGTCAGGATTCCGCGCCATAAACAGCGCCCGCCCGCGCTCGTAACGCTCGGGTGAATTGTTCGCCTTGTAGATGGAATCCATCTCACCCTTGCCAAAAAACGGATGAGCATGCTCGAAGACCAGATCGGCTCGGCGATCAATCACGACGCCGTCCTTCCACGCCCGATGCGAAAACTCGTTATCGGAAAACACCGACTCGTAGCCATCGAAGAAAAGCGCGCCCTGCTTCTCCAGCCGCGCACGATTGAGTATGGCCATACAGAGAAGCGAGTCCTTGCGAGAACCATCTCCAACGGCAAGCACCGCCTCGCCTGAAACGTCCTCGAAGGCCTTCAGGATCGCAACATCCCAGCCCGCCGGCGGAAGCCAGTCGTCAGACAGTTGCACGAGGATCTCGCCGTCCGCCATCCGTGCGGCCGCATTCCAAGCCCGCACGCAGGAGCCCGGTTCCACAACGACGTGCTTGAACTGCTTCGCCAGGCTAATGCTCGCTTCGTCGTCGGAATCCACGGCCATGATGTATTCCATTGAATAAGGATTGGCCGCCGCATTCATCCATCGCTCGCGACATTCCCAAGCCTTTTGGGCTCGCCCGCGGGTGGCATGGAGCAGGGTGATTCGTGGCGCGATTTCATCACAAGAATTGATTCCATTAAGCCGTTGGCAGCGTTCTAGCAGATCGAGCCCATGCCACCCATACCACTTCGTCTCGAACGTCCAAGGCCTGCGCTGGTCTGGTGGTGTTGGAATCGCTGCCATCCGCCGCGCCAGCTCAAGCGCCCGCATCGGCTCGCCGGCTTCAAGCGACGCCAGCACGGCACCGGCCAAGGGCTCGCGCAGCTGCGGCATCTCGACGATGCCACGGGCAAACCAGTTGAGCGCATCCTTCGGCTTCTTCGCCAGCCGGCCCATGTTCATCAGGATCTCGAAGCGGAACGTCTCGTGAAGGTTCGGCCAATCCAGCGCGAGCAAGCCGAACTCCCGCGCCTTCTCTTCGCTGCGCGCGTAGAAATGTTCCTGGTGGACGTAGAAGAGCTGCGAGCCGCCATCGCGCAGGGCGTTCGAGAGAATGCGCAGGTTGCGGTCGTGACTGCGCGGCTTCACCGCGAGCGGCGAGTGAACCCATACCGGAGCGTCAACGGAGATTCGCTTGTCGCCCTCGCGCGTCACGAGGTTCTCATGCACCGGAAACTGCCAGCGCCGGCCCGCCTCGAACAGGCTGCGCCGGATGCACCGCTCGCGCCATGGTGCCTTGTTCGTGCCCGGCACGTCATACGTGAAGAGCAGGAGATCGGCCTCCGCGCTTCCGCACGCCTCCAGAATCGCGCGAGGCTCGCCGCGCAAGGTATCGTCGGCGTCGGCCCAAAAGATCCAGTCTCCCGTGGCCAACTCGAAAGCCTGGTTGCGCGCGGCCGCGAAGTTGTCGACGTGCTTCCACTCGCTCGCGCTCGCGGCGTTGCGGTAAATGCCGATCTGCAACTCGACGCCGAGTTCGCGGGCGAGCTCGTGGACCAGGTCCATCGTCGCGTCCGGCTCCTGCGCGCCGATGGCGCGAACGATGCACAGCTCGTGGAACGAACCGGCAAAAGACCGGAGGCAGCGCTCGATATGCGCGGCCTCGTTTCCGACTATCATGGCGAGGGAGACTTTGGGCATTCTCGCCGCGAGCCGTAAAAGTTGACGAAACGCGCGCTTGCATGGCGCTTGCAAACCCCTTCATCGGCCTCGACTCGGCCACTCTAACCACGCTCAAAACGCAGGCCGTCGCGGCGCTCTCGGCGATCCTGACCAATCAGAGCTACTCCCTGAACGGCCGCAGCGTCACCCGCGCCAATCTCGCCGAGGTCAAGGATATGGTCGGCCAGGTCCAAGCCGCGCTCGACATCGCGAACGGCAACACCGCCGAGGTCACCTTCGTTCAATTCAACAGCCCGAACACTTGGTAAATATGGAGCGCCCCGACATCGCCAGCATCGTCAAGAACCAGAACGCATTCGAGCGCGCCCTCGGCGTGATCGCCCCGAGCTGGGCAACGCAGCGCCTCCGCTCAAGGATCGAGAAGCACCTCTTCGAGTATCAGGCCGCGCAGGCCAATCGCCTCTTCGCGCCGAAAACCTACGAGGTTCCGGCCGAGAGTTCGCGCACCACCCGCGAGCGTCACACCATGATGTTTGAGGCCCGCGACCTCATCGCCAACTTCTCCGTCCTCGCCGGCGTGCCGGAAAAGTTCGCGCTCAACTGCACCCCGAACGAATGGAGCCCGGCCACCGGCTCGCGCGACTACGATAAAACCGTCGCTGACTACTTCCATGCGTGGTGCAAGAAGGCCGACGTCACCGGCCGTCACAGCTTCCGGCAGCTGGTCGGCATGGCGCTGCAGATGCGGCCGGTCGACGGAGATTGCGGCTTCGCGATTCGCAAGACCGCCGACGGCATCCGCCTGCAACTCGTGCCCGCCGACCTCATCGGCAACCCGAGCGAGGTGGTGCTTTATGACAACTACGTGGACGGCATCGTCGTTGACGACTTCGGAAAGCCCGTTGCCTACCGCGTTTTCAAGCGCGACCGCAACGGCTCCTACTACGACCCCGAGGACGTCGCCGCCCGCGCGTTCGTCCACTACTTCGACCCATTCCGCGCCGACCAGTATCGCGGCGTGACCGAGTTCCACGCCGTCATCAACACGGCCCGCATGCTCAAAGGCATCCTCGACGCCGAGCAGGTTGGCGTGCGCTTCGCCAGCCAGCAGGCCGCTCTGGTCTTCAACGAGCGCGGCTCGGCCTCGCCCCGCCAAGCCTTCGCGCCGATGCCTTCCGCCACGCTGGAGAATGGCCAGCAGCGCAAGGACGAGTTCTCCGACGTCGGCATGATCAAGTATTTCAATACGAGCGACAAGGTCGAGGTCATGCCCTCCCGCCCGTCGTCGGCCTTCACCGGGTTCGTGGAGCATCTCATGGATGAGATCGCGATGGGTCTCGGCGTGCCGCGCGGCGTGCTCTTCGGAACGCAGGGCTACAAGGGCCCGAACGTGCGCGCCGAGTTCGCCCAGGCTGACCGCGTCTGGGACCGTCACCGTGGCGTCCTCTCCGACAAGGTGCTCGACCCGATCAAAAACGACGTCCTGCTCATCGCCATCGCGAACGGCGAGATCCCGCCGCCCCCGGCGCAGGAGGGCGAGACCGCCGTTGACGCCCTACGCCGCGCCCTTCGTGGCGAGTGGCGCTGGCCGGCCCGCATGTCCATCGACGTCGGCCGCGAGTCCACGGCCAACCTCAACGAGAACCGCCAAGGCATCAAATCTGGCCAGCAGATCGCCGCCGAGAACGGCTACGATTACGAGGCAACCCTCGAACAGCTCGCCATCGAGGCCGCCAAGGTATCGGAGCTCGCCGCCCGCTACGGCGTGCCCGAGACCGCCATTCGCCTGACCACCTCTTCGCTGCCTTCCACGCCGGCCGCCGCCGCAGCCGCAGGCGAGAACGTAGCCGCGTCGGCAACCGAGGCCACCGACGGCACCGGCTCCGATGTTTCCGGTCTGCCTGTTGGCGAATCGGTAAACGGCGTCGAGACCTTCCCCGATGTCAGCGCCGAGATCGCGCCGCTGAACGGCGCCCAGATCGAGGCCATCATCTCCATCGTCGAGCGCATCCGCGCCGGAGACCTGACCGCCGATGCCGCCGCCCTGCTCATGATCAGCGCAGGCATGACGAAGGAGGCTGCGCAGAGCGTGGCCAGCAGCGTGGCGGGAATGCCAAGGCTCGCACCAAAGCTGGCCCGCAGCTCGGCGCTTCGGTGGTTCTCCGCGCAGAAGCGGATCAAGCTCCAGGTCGATACCCAGCCCACGCAAGAGATGGCCGCCGAGGCCGAGCGTGGTCTGGCGTGGCGCGCCGAATACAACCGAGGCGGCACCGAAGTCGGCGTGGCCCGCGCTCGCGACATCGCCAACCGCCGCAACCTCTCGCCCGACACCATCGGCCGCATGGTCTCCTACTTCGCGCGACACGAGGTGGACAAGCAGGGCGAAGGATGGAGCGAAGACCAAGATGGCTATCCCTCCGCCGGCCGCATCGCTTGGGCGCTCTGGGGTGGTGACGCCGGGCGCGCGTGGGCGGAGCGCAAGCAGGCTGAGCTGACCCGCGATTCCTCGCTCTCCGACTTGCTCAACCCTCGCTCGGCTCGCGCCGCTCGCGCTTCCCGCCTCGCTTCCAAGGTCGAGAAGACGGCGACTTTACGAGCCGCCCTTGGTGAGCAGGCCGCCTCTGCCGAACGCATCACCGCAGCATTCTCACGCCTCGCAAAATGATCCTCGACACCGACCTCCTCCTCGTCGCCGAACGTCTCGGCGGCGCCCTCGATCGTCTCGAAAAAATCGAGACCGACCTGCAAACGCAGGCCCTTCCCATCCAGGGTGCCGCCGCCGCGCAGGCTTCCGCCCTCACCGCGCTTGAGGCCGCGTTGGCTGGCGTGAAGGCGCTCAACCAGCACGTTCTCGGCAACGACCTCGGCGCGCTATCCGCCCGCGTGGACGAGGCCAGCAAGCAGGTCGAGGCCGAGATCCTGCGCATCGACCACGCCCTCGGCGCGACCGCCGACAAGATCGAGGCCAAGATCGAGGCCACCCGCGCCGAGCTCGCCGCTGCAACGGCGACCCGCCACGAGTTGAGCGCCGCCCGCGAGGCGCAGGCCGAGAAGATCGAGACCGCCCGTCGCGAGTTCTCCGCTTCGCTCTCCAACCTGCGCGCCGAGTTTGCCGAGACGGTGAAGAAGTTCGCGACCCCCACCACGCTCAACCCGCGCGGCGAGTGGATCGACGGCACCACCTACGCCCGCCTCGATGTCGTGACCGTTGCCGGCTCGTCATTCGTCTCGCTTCAGGATAACAACCGCGAAAAGCCCGGCGCGCGCGGATCGACCACCTGGCAGCTCTTGGCCCGCCGGGGTGGCGCGGGCGCAGGCGGCGCTGGGGCGCAGGTCGGTTTCCCGCTCAACTTCCGCTCCCTCTCCTTCGCCTCGACCATCGACGTCGGCTTCAACGACGAAGTGAACTTCCGCACCGTCGCGGTGACCGGCAATCTCACCTTCACCGGCTCCGGCTACCAAGCCGGCCGGATGTTCTCGGTGCGGCTGGTCTGCGATTCGACCGCCCGCAACCTCACCTTTCCGAGCGGCTGGGTTTTCCTTGGCGTCGAGCCTTCCGCGATGACCGCGAGCAAGACCGCCGTGCTTTCGCTCTTCTGCTACGGATCGGCCGAAGCCGACGTGGTGGCCGCCTACGCTGAGAGTCTCTAAGCCATGTTCCAGACCTTAATCGACCCGGCTTTTCTCGCCTTTGAGAACGGCGGCACGCCGGTGCTCGACCTCAACTTCGCGGCCACGAAGGCGCTCGACTCGCGCATCACCTTCACGCGCGCGAGCGTTGGCACCTTCGTCGATTCGACTGGCACGCTTCAGACCGCTTCCTCCGGCGAGGCCCGCTTCACGCATGACCCGGTCACGCTGCGTTCGCTGGGCCTCATGATTGAAGGAAGCAGAACCAATCTGCTGCTGAACTCCGCGACGCTTTCCACGCAGAACGTCACAACCACGGCGGCGGCGCACACGCTGCATTTCACCGGAACGGGCACCATCACCCTCACCGGCACCTCGACGGCCGGCCCGCTTGTCGGCACCGGCACCGGCGAAGCAAACCGAGTTTCCCTCACGTTCACCCCGACCGCCGGCACTTTAACGCTCACGGTCTCCGGCACCGTTACCAATGCGCAGCTTGAGGTCGGAGGGTTTGCTACATCCTACATTCCCACGACGGGAGCAACCGTGCAGCGCGCCGCCGACGTT